GGGCGCAAAAGTAACATGCTATACCTTCCATCTATCCTATTTCATCTCAAATGATGCCCGGGCAAGTAAGGTGGCATGTAAATACTGGAATGTCCCGCAAGTAATCGTAAATGAGGATAATCAAGATAAGCTAACCCAGTTAAAAGATGTAATCAAAATAATAAAATCTCCGAGAAAGACGCATGTCGAGGTAATGTACGGCTATTACTTCTTAATGCAGGCGATCAAGGAGAAGCACGTTTATTCTGGCATTCAAGCGGACACCCTTTATGGATCTAATAAGAATGCTGCTATCCAATGTGGCAAGAAGTCAGCGAAGTTCTTTACTGATTACAGAAAGGCCTTATTAGCCAATCCTGGACAGGAAGGATTACAGCAGGCCCATTTAGTGGCAAATCATTTCGGGAAGATCTTTCACGCGCCTTACTCTTGCCAGCCCGTTCGCGATTACTTCTTTGAATATAACTGGAAGGAATTGAACCGCCCAAAACAAAAGATGCCTGCTATTATTGCTTTCGCAGATCGATTTAAAGAATTACCTATCTATCGGCATGATGATAATATGCAATGCGGTTCTCGTCTACGGGAACATTTAGCTGATTATGTGAAATTATATAGGAGAATATATAATGGATGATAAAGTGATTCCTGAAGGCAAATGGCAATTTAATGGCGAAGTTGCCAACTGCTTTGATGACATGCTCAAGCGGTCTATTCCACAAATAGATGTCATGAGGCAGGCGGTTACTGATCTCGCGAAGCTCTATATAAAGCCAAATACCGATATTTTAGACCTGGGGTGCTCAAGAGGCGATGCAATTGCCCCGCTTATAGAAGCTGGATACTTCTCTAATCGCTTCTATGGTCTGGAAGTCAGCGAACCTATGCGGCAGATTGCTACTAATCGCTTCAAGGGACAAGATGGTATTAAGATCCTAGACCACGATTTGCGGCAGTCCTTAGAAGGATTGGAAGGCATACGGCCATCTGTGTGCTTATCGATCCTAACATTGCAGTTCGTACCCATTGAATACCGCCAAAAGCTGATCTCAGATATCTATGATCGCCTCCAGAAAGGTGGTGCATTCATCCTGGTGGAGAAGATATTAGGCGCAACATCTGAGATAAATGAGAAGTTAATCAATCTCTATCATGCATCTAAGAAGAGCAATGGCTACTCCGATGAGGATATAAAGAGAAAGCGATTATCTTTAGAGGGTGTTTTGGTTCCTGTAACGGCTTCGTGGAATGAGGAACTGTTAGCGAAAGCTGGATTTAAGCAGATAGATTGCTTCTGGCGATGGATGAATTTCGCTGGATGGATCGCTATAAAGTAGACAAGTTGATGTTTCATGAAACCCCGTCCCCACCGTGAGAAATTCGATGCTGCTAGGCGCGAGATATTCCTCGATCTCTTGCGGAAGGGCGTAAGGCGTACTCAGGCATGCAAGAAGGCCGGGATCAGCCGCCCGACCTTCAATAAGTGCATGAATAATAACAAGAAGTTCGCGGCTGAAGTTGCGCAGGCAGAAACGGATGCCAACGAACTGGTAGAGCAAGCGATGTTCAGTTCGGCACTAAAAGGCAATGTGACCGCCCAGCAGGTCTGGCTTTACAACCGCGATCCCGATAGGTGGAGCGATAAGCGCAACAGTCAGCTAGACATTCAGAAGTTTGAGTTTGAGGTGGGCGAATTCAAGAAGGCTCTGGAAGAGCTAGATGCACTTAAGGCCAAAGTGAAACAGCGATGAATGTCCCTGCCTTCCTTAATTCTATCCGCAAGACGGCAGACATGATCAATGAGCCTGCCGTTATCGCGACTCTCCCATCTGGTAAAGTTGAAATCTCTCCGAAAGATCTTCTCGATTATTTCATCGCTGCAATCCGGTTGGGCGACATTCCGCAAGACCATGAACTTTATCCTGTATTCTGCCAGGCAGAGGAAGATAAGGACCAGGGCCAAATATTTGGCTGCCTCCGGAAGCTTGCTCAGGGCATCGAGCCCTCTATAGAGGAGGGCGATCTCTTTCTCCCTCGGGGCAAACAGGCCCAGAGCATCCTGGAGAGCAACGACAGGCTCAACCTGTGGTATGGATCTATCAGATCATCCAAGACCATAATGAGCCTTATCAAGTGGCTTGACAGGTGCGCCAATGGTCCGGCGGGCCGACGAATGATGGTGGGGAATACATCCGAGACTTTAGAACTCAATTGCATCGAGCCCCTGAAAGACCTCCTGCCTGCAGCTATCAGGCACACGACCGGCTGGCGGCACTGCATCATCTTTGGCCGGAAGGTAGTGCTCAGAGGAGCCAACGATGTTGGTCAGGAGAAGAAGTTCCGAGGTCCAACGCTCATAGATGCATATGGCGATGAAGTGACCACGTGGGCCAAACCCGTTTTCAAGATGCTCCTCACCAGGCTCTCAAGGCCCGGCTCTTGGTTTGGCGGTACAACGAACCCGGATCATCCGTTACACTGGCTGAATACTGATTATATCGAGCGCGTCAACGAGATGCGTCTCAAGCTCTGGCATTTCGTATTAGACGATAACCCGGGACTGCCAGAAGAGTACAAGGCGGATCTCATCAAGGAGAATCCGCCTGGCACAGTCTATTACCTCCGGTTCATCCTCGGGCTCTGGGTGGCTGCAGAAGGCCGGGTATATCGCTTCCTGACACAAGAGCCCAAAGACGGCTATGTAATTGAGGAGCTGCCAACAGACCTAACCTCCTGGATGGTCGCGGCTGATTATGGTCAGCAACACCCAACCGTCTATGTTCTGGCAGGATATAGCCAGTCGCTGGGTCGCTGGGTGATAGTGAAAGAGTTCTACACCAAGAACAAGACGAATGCTACATATTCAGAAGAATTCAAGCGCGAGATCCTGGAGTATAATGGCGGTATAGTGCCAATTGAAATAGTGGTCGATCCTGGTGGCGGCGGTTCTAGCCTCATCAAGCAGCTCAGGAGCGACTACCCCCACCTCTCTATATCCGGAGCAACAAAGAAAGACGTCGCAAAAGAGATACAAGACCTCTCCACCGCGATGTTCACTCATAAGATCTGTCTATATGCCAACGGCTGCACGCGGGGCATAACTGAGTTGATGTCTTACTTATGGGACGAAAAGGCCGGAACGCAAGGAAGAGAAGTTCCACTTAAACAAAATGACGATTTCTGTGACGCTGTCCGCTATCTATGGCAACTCTGTCTGAGGTATTCATGATCTGCATTTTCTGTGGCCGGCCAATCGAGCGGCAGATCCCCATCCCGGTCTCGCTGGAGTTCAAGCCCCCTATATCGGCCCAAATCACTGGTTTGGATACCCTGAACTCCAAATACTGCCATCAAGCCTGCTATGCTGACATCCTGAAGAATTGCGCTCTTGCATCTGCCAAAGCATCAGAAGAATATATTGAGGCCAATAAATGATAAACTCCCTAGACGTCTTCAAGGTTGGTCAGCCCTGGCCTCCGGCTGATCAGGACGAACGCGACCGGATAGCAGAGCACCAGAAGAATCGCAAGCTCTACGAAGAGCTACATCTCGATATTTTTCCGAAGTATAACGCTTACATCAATGACAAGCTGCATGATGACAAGAAGCAATATATCATTATCGGGCTTGCTGAAACCGCGACGACCAACTACATGGATCTTCTCCTCGGAGAGGCTCCTGAGATCGAAGCCCCGAAGGTCTACCCATCACCGGACGAAGAGGTCTTTATTGATGTCTCCAGAGACGGTATAGGGCTCTATGAGATCAGCCAGGACGGCATAACCGCCGCCAATCCCGAGACCGTCTACCTGGTCACTGATCCGGGAAACATCCGGAAGGTCACAGCTTACGTCTTTTTCGCAGAGTTCAAGGAAGGCGAAAAGTCGTATGTCAAGCTGACCATCCACGAGCCGGGCAGCATCACACACAAGGTCTTCTGGTTGAAGGATGGTAAGCTGAATGCCGAAGTCCCTCTATCAGAGTTCCCGGCGTTCGCCAGCTATCAGGTGGACGAAGAAGGCAAGCAATATCCGTTTGGGAAGGTCGATAATGCTCCTATGCTAGTGGTCCGGGTCGACAATACACTCAGTAGCGACAGGCGATATGGGCGATCTGATTATACGCCATCGGTCCACAGCCTAATTGAGGCCCTGGACATGGCATTTGCTTTCAGATTCGAGACCCTGGCGAAGTTCAATCGGCCCATTCCAGTGGTGCCGGAGACAGCCGCGCCCTTCGACCACGCATTACAGCGCAGGGTCTTCAAGACCGAAAATGCGATCATAACCAAGGAGGGCGATCCGCCATCTTCATACCTGACATGGGCGGCTGACCTAGCCTCAGTGGAACGCGAGATTGACCAACTCATGGTTCAGCTTCTCATCAAGCTGAAGCTCTCCCCAGTGCTCTTGGATGGCCAGGGCGAAGGTCACGCCGAAAGCGGCACGGCTCTGCGAATCAGGCTAATACCAACCCTGTCCAAGGTGCGAAAATTCGCCGCCGCGCTCAAGGTTGCCATTCCCCAGGTGCAAAGCCTGAAGAGCAAGCTTGATGCTGCTCTAGGAATCGAAGGTTCTCAAGCATACGAGCCCGAAGATGTGACAGTCCATATGCAAGACGGCATCC